AAAGTAATCGCCGTTAGACAACGGCAAGAAAAAGTTAGCGGCAGAGAAAATTTCGGCATTGTTGCCTTGAATCTGAATCAGTGACGCAGAGTTGGCTACGTTAGTGCCGTTGATAGCAGGCCAAATGTACAGTCGCCCCGTACCGCCCGAAGTCTTGTCTACCTGAATAGAAAACTGGACATTGTAGATAGCGGGTCGAGTAACTTTAATCTTGCTGCTATCGGCTGGGTCGCGGTAAACGCCATAGGCAGGGTCGGCGTTGTTGTACGTGATGGCTTTCGCAGTATTGATAACCGTTGCCGCTTGAGTTTGCGTTGAAAAGAACGAACCGTAGTTGATAAGACCCGGCTCAAACCGAGGCGGCCCTTTTTGCAGGTCGTCCAGTTGCCCCTTAACCACCGCCAACTCGTCTTCGGTGTTAGACGACAAGGAAGGCGTCAACTCAAGGTCAGAGATGGTGGTCTGCGTAGTGCCGCCACCCGTCAACTGGTACTGGTTGTTAAGAAACCGGAACCACTCACGCGAAATCAGCCCGGTGCGCTCGTCAATAAACGGCACACGCGGAGCGGGGATTTGCGTGATGTTTACGGTCACGACGCAGTACCGCTCAGTTGCAGTTCGGCGCCCATGATGGCGACCTTGACCGGATCGGTGCCGCTAATCTCGTACACGCGGTCACGCAACTTCAAGGTCATGCCAAGGCGACGGAAGATGGCGCGAGTGCCGTATTGGCCCGTGCGACCCATAGACACTGTACGCTCGCCGTTCCAAGTGTGACCGCCGTCATCGGACCAGCGCAGCATCAATTGCGGGTTAGCGCCAACCACAGGCGTTGTTTCAACCGCAAGACTCAAGCCATCGTCCTGCACAACCCCTAGTATGTTGTTGCAGGTCTGAGTCTCAATATCTTGTGGTACGTTGGTTCCAAGGTTGGCGTTGAGCGACGGTGCGCCAGTCTCAGTGTTAATAATGACCTGCGTCTCAGTCGTGATCTCTGTAGCCGGGTCAAACGCATCTACGCCCGGCAAGCCAACGCCTGTCTCGCAGTCGATCTGTAGCGAGTGGTGGGCAGTGCGCTTTAGGTCATTTCCGCCGGTTGGCAACGCACGCCATGACCGTAGCCACTTCTGCGTAACGCCAGCGTCGGAGTACACGTCCAGATCGAACGCATACAAGCGACCGTTCTGGTAATCGCCGATAATTGGATCGCCGTTGAAACGAGCATGGGAGTTGCCACGGTGACGCTTGAAGTCGCCGTTGCGAAAACCAGCACGCTCATGCCACGAGCCTGTCGCTGCGTCAAACACCCACGTTGTGTCAGCGTTGGTAAAGTTCAGCACGTAGAACGTGTGGCCGTCCTGCTGATACGTGTAGCCCACTGCGTCGGCAAGGTGGCCGTAACTTTGGATGGCAAACTCAACCGCGTGGGTTGAGATGCGAACGCCGGTATAACCGTTGGCACGGTATACAACGCCCTGACCCCGCGGGTCTGCGCCAAGCCAGAAGACGGAGTTGTCCATCTTGGCGACCGAGTACGGCGCAATACAGCCGATCTCGTTATAGGCGCCTTGGATACGGGTGAGCGGAAAATCGGCATCGCCGGAGTTGTACCAGACCTCCACGGAGTTCGTGCCAAACAGCCACGCCTCTCGATGGTCAATGATCAGGGATACTAGCCCGTCTGGTGAACCCTCAGCGCTTGCAAAATCCAAGGGGTCAATCGACAAGCCATCCAATAGGCTTGTGACCCAGACACGTTGCGAGTTCGGTTCATTGAATACGAAGTAACCGTCAAGGTAACCAACCGTTACTGCACCCGGAAAGTCAGGGTCAGTAATTTGTTGGTATTCATTTGTTGCTGTGTTGTATATGTATCCGTCAGGATTTGCAGCAATAAAAATCTGCGTGCCGTTATCAGTCATGGACACAGGCCCAGTGCCCGACACCAAGCCGATGTAAGCAGAGCCGCTTTCTAGAGAAATGGAATTGCCATTCTCTAACAGAATAAAGCCGCCACCTTCTAGCAGCAGTTCATCGCCACCTACAAAATTGTAATTGGAGTCGAGTTTGTAAAACTCGTTACCTGAAACGACGTACAGGTAATTACCAAGCGACCACAAACCACGGATAGGACCAGTTCCAATCGTGGTCTGTAGAGCCAAGCCGGGGCAGCGTTGCAGGTAGGCAGGCTCCTTGCCACCCTCGGGAATTACCTCTGGATAAAGATTGACCATCCGGTTGTCGGCTGCATTGACCGACCGGATTACATACGACGACCCGAGGATCGGCGTCTTCATTAGAAGTTGCCCGTAAAGATGTTAAAGCGCGGTCGGTTGACGAGCAGCGCCGCAGGCATTGCCATCAGGTCATCCGGGTTATTAATGCGCTTCAGATCGCGCTTGCTAGTCATAGCAATGCGCTGCACCTGCGGAGAGGGTTCGACACCAAACTCCGCCGCAAGTTCACAAGCCAAGTTAAATCGGAAAGCCCGCAGGTATCCCGGCGGGAACGCCAAGTTAGTGTCTAGCGCGGCAGGTGTTGCCAGCGGTCGCACCGACACAAAGTGGAACTCCAGCACCTTGGTCGGCACCGGATAGATATAGATCTCCACGTCCGGGTAGGTCATATTGACCCACATCAACTGCGGATACGTAGAGGTTACCGTTTTAACTGCAATACTGTTGTACTGCTGGTTATTGATCAGTTTAATGCCATACGACACGTTGGTCGAGGCGTCACGGAAATAGGTGGCGTCGTCCATCAAGATAGGACGCTCGGCTACGAACACGCCCGTTGGCCCCATCGTAATGGTGCGGACGTTAGGCAGCCAGTTATAGACCTGATCTTGGGTCGAGTAGACCGCCAGACGCTCGGTACTCCACGAGTCGAGCATCTGGTTCAAAGCGGTGAGGGCGTCCTGCGACGTGGCCGCAGAAGGGACTTCGCCCTCGGCCAACTGCCCGATCAGCCGCAACGCGCCGTTGATTTGATCGGCAGCAGTTGTAGCCATGATTTACTCCTTACGGCGGCGACGCGTTCTCAACGCATTATGCTGAGAATCCCCCAGCGCCGCCACATCTGACGACGCCGAGGGTTCAGACTCATCAGGATTGGAGGGGTCAAACTCCTCCCATCCTTGTTCCATATCTTCCCTCGCTTCCATCCATGAGATAGCGATCTTTTCCCCATGTCTGGGGTGGCGAAGGTAGATATTGGACATATTACGAAACGCTGAAGTTGAGCATGTAGGCCGGGAACGTGACAGTGTTGGCAAGCGTGCCCGTTGCCGCAGCGCGGATACGGAGACGATCACCGGCTGCCACCACCAAATTGGCTGCCGTGCCGTTCAGCGACAAAACGCGCTGGGCATTAGCAGTCAAAGCAGTGCCACCCGTGGTCTTAGTCGTGTTGGCATCGGTCGCCGCCAGCATCGCTGCGGTGCCCGAACCAGACGTACCAAGGTTGGTGATAGTAAACGTGATGTAGTTAATATCGCTTGCAGCCAACGCATCAACGCCTGAAAACCACGCAGCCGACAAAACGCCCGACACCGGAGCAATGACGAACACGTCACTGTTGCCAGTTGTCGTAATCGTTGCGCCCTGCTGCGCTGCGCTGAATCCGCTACGCACGTTGGAATTAACGAGCGTGGCCGAGTCAAGCGAGCCGTTGATAATCGCCTGATCCGCAAAAGCAACACCAATCGCCTGTGTATTAGGCATATCAATACCCCTTTAGGTGGTGCCCCCGGCGAGTTTCCCCGCCGAGGGCGTTGCCATTACGAAATGCGGTAGACAGTCCACGTGCCAACGCCGGTCTTGCGGCAACGGAAGTGGCCGGACGAAGCCGCCGAAACCGCACCCGCGCCAACCAACGTCCAGCCCGTGCCGACAGCCACGGTGATTGCATCCGATCCCGACGCATCAATGTTGATGACGAAGAAGTCAAACGCCGAGTCAACCTTCTCGCCAATCGACGGGTAAGCAGCCTCAAGGAGAGCCACCGTAGGCAGGACAAGGTTGCCCGCCGTACCGTTGAAAGTGAAAAGACCCGCGACTAGTTCAGCAGGGGACGCCGTAGCGCCTGCCGTCAAAGCAAGCGGGGCAAGTTGTGGGAAAAACAACGGCTCGCCATTGTTGCCGTCGCCAACCTGATAACCGCCTGAACCATTAGGAAATGCCATATTTAGTTACTCCAAAAAGATAGGTTAATCATTAGCCCCAGAGGCGGACAGCCATCTGCGGACGGATCACCGAGTAGCCATACAGCACGTCGATACGGCACGGCATACGGTCGTTGTTGATGTCGTACTGACGAACAACGCGCATGGAGACACCGTTGTGGACCTGACGCGAAGCCATGTCAACGCCCTGCGGGAGCAGGAGGTCAGCCGTGGCAAACGCAATCGCGTCGCGGTGGTACACGAGGTTCTGCGGGTACTGGCTCGAAGCGCCACCCAAGAACGTCACAGCCGCGCCAGACTGCGGGAACGAGTCCACCGTGGCAAGAGCGTTGCCAGAGGTGTAGATCGCCGGAGCAATCTTCACAGCAGCATACGCACCGCCTGCGGCAGCCACGTCTTCCGTCACCACGAACTGCTGGAGCGAGCCAGTCGATTCGCGGGTCTGCGGGTTGACAGCAAACACGTTCGCAATCGTGAACACGTCGCCCTTCCGCATGGTCTGCGTGCCAGTGCCGGTGATGGCAATGGTCGAAGTTCCCTGAGCCGTAACGGTCGTGGTCACGGTGTGAGCGCCCGTGCGGGTGCCGGTCGTGAACTGCTTGATCGACTGCGACATGGCAAGTTCGTCGTAACCGAGGATGCCCTCGCCCATCAAGCCGCTCTTGAACTGCTTGCTGATCGTGGACACCGGGTTAAACAAGCCCTTCATTCCTTCCACGAGCGCGGCGTTAGCAGCCGGGTTCACGGTGGCGTAGCGGGGCGACATGCCAGCGGCGGCTTCGTTCAACTTCTGCTGCGCCTGCAACAGAACGAGCGAGGTGCCCGGAGTCGTGCCCGGAGTACCAACCGACTGGTAGATGCTGTTGAACGAATTGGCAACGTCAGCGTCGATGCTGGAGGCCAACTGACTGATACGCGGCTTCAGCACGCGCTCGGCAAAGTCGTCCAACTGCATCGTCATTTCGGCGGTCGTAAAGTTGACGCCGATGTGCTTCTGCGAAGCAACCGTCAAGGTCGTGAACTGCTCGTTGTCGTCCTGAACTTGCAGGGCGGCACCGTCCGTCACAAGGGCGCGGTCCGGCAGACGGATACGCAGCGTGGTGCCGATCTTGGCGCCTTCGACAGCGTACGAGTCGTCGTACTGGCGGTTAACGTTACGGGTGATTACAAGGTTGTTCTCAAGAATTTCGAGAGCCTTTCTCGTAATCATGTCAATAGTAAGAAGTGTATTAGCCACGAAAGTGTCTCCAAAAAGATGTTAGCGGTTACGCGCTTCCCACTGCTTAATCTGTCGCTGACGCTCGCGCTCGATCCACTCTGACGCACTCATGGCCGCAATGGACCGTGGGTCTGTCGTGTCGTAGACCGGAGCGCCAGTGCCTTTTGCCGTGACAGGCTTAATAGGCGGGGGCGCACTGGTAGTCTTCTTAACCGGGGCGGGACTGTCGGCCATTTTGGCCTCAATCTTCCCGATTTCCTTAGCCTGAAGGAACTGCGGTAAGCGGGAAATGCGCTCGGCTTCCTTCGGATTAGACCCCAGAAAGTAGGCTATATCTGGCCCCAATTCTGACGCCTGAATCGTCTGTGCCATCACAGTCGTGATCGGCAGCGAGTTGTTGTACGCGACTTGCTCGAAGTCGTCGTACTTGTCACGCGCCGCTTCTTCACGCTCGTGATACGCCTCTAAGAGAGCCATCTGCTCCCGCTCTGCTTCGCGTCGGGCGAGGAGTTCCGTTGCTTTGCGTTCGGCCAGAGCCTCGGCATAAGCCTCGGGGTCTTCGTCTCTGCTAGGCAGTGCGGCTGGCTCAACCGGGGTCGATTGCGCCTTTAGCACCTGCTCTCTTTCCCAACTCTTACGCGCTTTCCTTAGTCTTTTATCAATGACTTTATCCAAATCATCTTGTGTAAAGAGTTTTGGTTCAGTCTTCTCCGGCTCCGCTACCTCGGGGGTAGCATCTACGGTTTCCGGGACTGCCGTAGCCTCGGGTTCCGACACGGCCTCTGCCGCTACAACTTCAGGGACTTGGTTTTCGTCCGACATAAACTTCCTTACGGAAACCTGATGAAACGCATCAGTACGGTAAAACTTTAACTTACTAGTTGCTCAGGCGCAACAGTTATGCCCGCATGTAGGTAATTTGCACGCTCCAAACGTCGTTTGTGGTCAAAGCCACTGGCGAACCGCTGGTAGCAAATGTTCCGTTATCTACTTGCATGGTAATGACGTTGTTGCCGCCATCAATTTCAGACCAGCCGTATCTAAAATTCGGGCCAGCGCTATCGTCAGTAATGCGCCAAGTGCCAAAATACTGGGCTACTCGCGGATCGCTTAACGCAACCGATGGCAAATCCAACTGAAGATTGCCACCAGCGCCAAACGAAGTCGTTGAGCCAACAAAAAGATAGGCGTTAAGAGTCACCTGTTTTTCGTTAATGTTGACAAATCCAACAGAAACTCCATTTCCTACAGTAATTGGCGTACCAGAAACCTTCCAGACCGGCGTAAAGTCACGATTCTCGTAATACCCGTATCGGTTGGTTACGGTAGTGCCGACTGTTTCCGCATAGTTGGCTACCGTCATTCCACGATAGTTCTGCGGCTTGACGTTTAAGTTGGTAATCAGCGCATCAAGGCGGATGCCGAATGACTGAGTTGGAACCGCTTGCTCGTCAATAAACGAGTTGGAACCAATGAACAGATTGTCATAAGCACTTGTAGTGCCGCCGACAGAAATGCCTTGCGAGAACGCAAACCCGGTTGAGGGAAGGCAATTTACAAAGTTGTTTTCGGTGATTTCAACAGCGCCCATTCCGTTGATTGCGCTGGTGGTCAGCACCACGCCAAACGTCCAACCGTTGGCGTAGTTGTTCTTAACAACGATGTTCTTGTGCTTTTGTCCGGCAGCCGCAGCCTGCGACGCCACGTTAAGAAACGCGGACGCCTTGTTAGTGCCGATTTTGGTGGCAATATTGTTGGAAATTTGCACATCAGAAATCCCATAAAACGGGGCAATCTGAAAGGCAACCTTTAAGTCAGGGACAAGTCCAGTTGGAACAGTATCGTCTAGCCCAACCGTGTTGCCATCAATTAACACCTTCTTAATCAGAGACTCTGCGGCAGAGAATCGGAAGAAATCGATGGCAGCAAAGTTAATTGGAGAGAAAGTGTTATTGGCAATAACAATGTTGTCTGCGTCGGAAGTCAAATTCGACGCAACCCACATACCTTGGAAATAGTTTTCAACAAGGTTGTTTGTAAAACGATGGTTTGCACCATGAATTTCATAAGCAACAAACGTCCCACTGTTTCCGGTAAATCCATTTGGGAACATTGTGTCAGCAGTAAAGGTATTGCCATCGCAAACAACATCGTTTGCCCAGCCGAAAATACTACTGTGATCGTCGCTATCGAGACCGTTATTCTTGAATAAGCAACCTCTGACAGTCCAATTCTGGCCGAGCGTCACACCCGGAATATTGCTTTGAGCCATGCCAATGCAAGTGACGCCAGCGGTATTTAAAAACTGGCAATTCTCAACTCGACAGTTGTCGATTCTTGCGGCGACTCCGCTAAATGTTCCCGTCACATGGATCATCGCTTGGGTATAACGACGGAATGACGCCGGAGCCAACGGACTGATGCGGTTATTAACGCCGTTCATGTCCATTGTTAGGCCGTAGAACGAGACGTTAGAAAGCGGCACATTCGTAAAGAACAATGCCAGTCGTTTCGGAGCGGCTAACGTCGAGCAGTTGTTAGCCAACTTAATGGTTGCGCCAACGTCGCCCCACAGCGACATGCCAGAACGCATGATGAAGGCGCAGGTCATTTGCCCTTCGCCCAGCGGCGTGCCTTCCCAGTCCTTTAGCGTAGCCGGGGTAACAAGATACGTACCGGCAGGAAAGTAAATGGTGCGGCCAGTAGAAGACACCGCGTCAATTGCGTTTTGGATGGCTTGGGTGTCGTTAGCGACGCCATCACCTACCGCGCCATAGTTTTTAACGTTGACGAAGTTGGCGCTTAATTCCGAAACCGTCGTGCGTTTGGTCACGCCGCCTTGGTTTAGCGGAATAACCTCCGTCCCGGTAAGCGGGGTGGTTGCAGCAGGCAGTTGCGAAATCTTAATGGTAGACATGTCTTACTCCACCCAAGGCAGCGGTTTAGCGGCAACAACCGGCACATCCGGCGCCACGCCATCCACATCCTTCTCAACGAATCCCTTGTCCACTTGCGCCCAGACCCAACCAAGAACTTTGTCCTCGGTCAGATCGGCATATTGCACGAACGGCACACCCGGAGGGCCAAGCGTCAGTTTGCCGCGCATGGTGTTGTTGCCGTAGCAAGCCCATGCCACAGCCGTTACAACGTCGTTGTCCGGCGTGACGTACAAACCCTCGACCTTCCAGTTAGCCATTAGACCGGCGCTCCCTCAACTTCCGTCCACGCCTGCGCGGCCTCGTCCCATGAGTACATTTTGCCGTCAGTCGGCATCGGAACCGGAGCCTGCCATTGGGCGTTGGCGTCCAGCGTCCATGACGGGTACGGCTGCGGCGCTACGAAAGCGTCAATGTCAGCGCGGTAGGTGTAGCCGACGCCTGCGTAGTTTTTGCGGATGTTGCCGTGATAACTGGTTTGCTTCCAGTTACCGCCAAGCAACTTCTGGCAAAACGCCACGCCGATGCTCTCCACCTCTGCGCCGTTGGCGTCAGCGGTGTCGGAGTTGGCTACGACGATGACCCGCAGCACAACATTGTTTGAATCAAGTTCAGCAAAATGAGCCATTGTCTTACTCCTTCAAATGCAATGCGGTCAGGCTGCTTTCGTCTCCAACGTAGCCAGCCGGAAAAGTGTTAAACGCCAAAGACACACGATCATCGCCCTGCACGGTTTCGACCATGTGCGTGAGGCTTGACGGGAACAGCATCAAATCGCCAGCGCCAACCTCAAACCACCACGAATCGCTGTTGTATAGATTGTAGTTGTCGGTCGGCAGTTTGATCTGCTGGTAGCCGTCTTTGTAAAAGTAAATCTTGTCCCGCTCACGAGAAGCCTTGAGGTACAGCACCCCAGACACAAACGAATTGGGATGCGCGTGTTTGTGGTGGTACTGACCGGCCTTGGTGTAGTTCAGCCACGATTGCGTCAGGCGCAGCGTAACGTCGTGTTTCGGCGCATAGATAGAGCGCAGATACTCGTTGACGCTGGCCTCGGCAAACGCCTTGAGGCTTGCCATCGTGTCGTGACGCAACACATAGCGGTCATCGCTTGTCGTGTTGCCCATGTTGCTATGCGTCGGCTGTTCGTTCACAAACGCCATTTCCTCGGCGGTGTAGTCCCGTCCAAGTTCAAACTTGGCGACAGCCGTAGGAAAGAGGTTGTATGTAATCACGCAACCGCCTTTTCAATCTGGGCAACGTAGTCGTCAAACGCAGCCTGCTGCTCGGGCAACAGGATCGTCGGCACCGCGTCCTCAAGTTCCTTGATCTTTTCAATCGT